TGCTACAAGTCAACCGCAATGAACGCCGCTGGCACTGATACCGTAGACGTAACTGGTCTTGGCGCGGGTGAATTCCCTGTCCTTGCCGGTCATATGTCTGCTTGTGCAACCGCTTCGCACATCGCGAAGACCGAGGTTGTACGTTCGACTGAAACCTTTAGCGATATCGTTCGTGGTCTCCATGTGTTTGGACGTAAAGTCCTTCGCCCGGAAGCCCTCGTTCGTTCCGTTATCAGCCTGTAAGGGAGGCATAGATGGCTACTTATACCGTAACTGGCGCTGTCGCAGGCGTCCCTCTTGGCATTAAGCCGCAGATCGTTGAAGTCGTTCTTGACTTCTCGTCTACCAGCCTCACCACTTCGGACTCCGTTGAGGTTTTCGAAATGAAGGCAAACACTCTCGTCCTCATGGCGGGTGTGGAAGTCCTCACTGCAGCATCGACCGGCTCTCCGGTTCTTGACCTCGGTGACGACGCAGACGACGATCTCTACGTTGCTGCTCTTGACGGTACTGCTACTGGTCACGAGATCAACAATGCAGCCGGTACTGCAAAGCTGTACACCGCTGCCGACACCATCGATCTGATTGCCAACACGGCAACCTTCGACGGTAAGGTACGTGTGTTCGCAGTGATTGCAGAACTCGGTACTGCTGAAACGGCGGCATCGTTCGCCTAAATAACTTGTCAGGGGGGCGTGTTGCCCCCTTGACACTCTTTTAACTGCATGATATAAGCAGGAACCCCTGCCGGGAAAGTAACAGGAGTCCTGCATGAACTACATTACTAGCAATGTGCCCTATTTCAAAGCGTGGGTACGCAGAGAATACACTACCAATCACGACAGATATCACGGCGAGTTTCTACACGCGATGGTGATTGGGGTAACGACACTCCCTATGAGAACTATGTCTTTTCAAGTTCTGTTTACGGGATGCGAAGAAGAAGAGAATGTACACGGTGGTGCGATGTGGGCACGTATGCCTCTCACCGCTTTAGTTGGGGATACACCGTTAGATGACTGGCCGAAACCTCTACCTACTTATTTGGCACAGCCGTGGGACTGTCAGTCACATCACCACTCAGTATATGTCCTCGACAGAGCCACACCAAGTCCGTGGCTTGCAAAGATTGACGGGGAGTTCTACCCCGCAAAATACTACTTCACCGTTGACTACACGGGCACAGAAGTAGCGGACGATCCGGCCCAGCATAAGCAAAGTCATGTCTTGGAACTGCTAGATGCCGGAGAATACACAGGTAACATTGTGGCTCTGCCAAACAACAGAGTGAGAGTTACCAATCCAGCATGGTTCGTTACGGGCGAAGGTCCGCCGGACTTTGTTCCAAGCCAGTGGGTACACCACTCTAAACAAGACCCTAACTACGTAAGTGATACAGCTAGGGTATTTGATAACCTCTACGCGGAGAGCGATTATGAAGAAGATGATGAAGAGTAAAGGCATGGCCCGTGGCGGACGTATGAAGTCTAAGGGCATGGCTAAGGGTGGTCGTATGGCTATGAAGTCAAAGGGCTACGCAAAGGGCGGCAAGATGAAGTCGAAAGGTGCAGCTAAGGGCGGTAAAAAGCCTGCAATGACACTTGCATCTATTCGTGCTGCCGCTAAGGCAAAAGGCTACAAGCTCGTAAAGGCGTAAGCTAATGGCACGTAAAGCCGACAAAATGCCTGCCCGTAACAAGAAGAACTTTCGCCCCACTAAGAAGGGCGCGGGTATGACAGAGGCCGGGGTCAAAGCGTATCGTCGCAAGAACCCCGGCTCTAAACTGAAGACTGCAGTTACAGGCAAAGTGAAACCCGGAAGTGCCGCTGCAAAGCGCCGCAAGTCTTACTGTGCCCGTTCTGCAGGTCAGATGAAGAAGTTTCCGAAGGCAGCAAAAGACCCGAATAGCCGTCTTCGTCAAGCACGTAAGAGGTGGAAATGCTAACCGCACTGATTGGGCCGATCTCTGAACTAGCCAGTACATGGCTTGAGGGCAAGGTCGAAAAGACAAAAGCCGAAACAGGCGCAAAGGTCGCAAAGGCAAAAGCTGAAGCGGTCATCATGGAGAAGAAAGCTACTGGCGAGATTGATTGGGACTTAGAAGCAATCAAAGGCAGTCAGAATTCGTGGAAAGACGAATGGCTAGTAATTTTGTTTTCAATCCCCCTTATACTTGCGTTCATTCCGGGTATGGAAGAGGTCGTAGCTAATGGCTTTGCACAACTCGAAACTATGCCGCAATGGTATCAATATTCTTTGGGGGTTATCGTTGCTGCCTCATTTGGCGTTCGTAGTGCTACTAAATTCTTTGGAAAGAAGTGATGGCTACAAAAGTAAAAGGCGCTTTCACGGCCAAGAAGAGAATCCGTCGTCCGGGGCGACACAAGAAGAACCTCAACAAACGAGATAAACCGAAGACGTATTATGGCTGAAGTTACTTTTGAGCGTATTGCAAAGTGGAAGTTACTTCCCCGGTTTATGATGCTTGTGATGACGCTGATGAGTTGGCGTTGTGCAGAGTGGTTTATGAACTTGGACGCCCCGACAGCATCACAGTCCGCCTTTGTAAGCGTTGTGATGGGTGCCATGACAGGTGCGTTTGGCATTTGGATGGGTGGCGAGAACAAGGGACATTAGAATGAAGTATAACACGTCACATTTTCTAGACAAACTGATTGCACACGAGGGCATGGTCCTCACCGTATATCAAGACACTCTCGGCATCGACACTATTGGTATCGGGCGCAATTTGAAAGACCGAGGGATCAGTAAAGAAGAACTCGATTATATGGACATTCCGTCGATGGATGCTGTGTACGAACACGGTATTTCAGAAGCGGATGCACGTTATCTTGCCATGAACGACATTAAGATCGTAGAGGATGAGTTGTGCCGTGTGCAGCCTGTCGTCAATGACTTGGATGCAGTACGTCAACTGATCTTGATGGACATGGCTTTCAATATGGGCGTGCCACGCCTCTGTAAATTTAAGCGCATGTGGGCTGCAATCCACGAGGGCAAGTTCGCTATCGCGTCGATAGAAATGTTAGATTCGCGTTGGGCGAAGCAAGTCGGAAGACGAGCTACAAAGCTCTCTGACGCAATGAAGACAGGAGAGTTTTGATGCGCTACATCCCACCACGCAAAGCTATGCCGTCAGCGGAACACCCTCTGAAGCAAAAGCCTATTGAGCGTCACTACTACTACGCAGATGATACTTCGGGTGGGTACTACTTTGAAGAGAGTGAGGCAAAACACGAGGAGAAGAAAGATGCCACTGACAAATAAGGGACGTAAAATAATGAATAATATGCAACGTACCTATGGGGGCAAAAAGGGTGAGCAAGTCTTCTACGCCACGCGCAACGCTGGCAAGATCACGGGCGTTGAAGAAACGTCGGCAAGAAAATCGGCTGGAGCGATTGGCTACGCGAAAGGCGGTAAAACGAAAAGCAAAAGTCGAGTTAATGAGGCTGGCAACTATACTAAGCCCGGAATGAGGAAGCGTATCTTCAACCGTATCAAGGCTGGCGGAAAAGGGGGGCGTCCGGGACAATGGTCGGCGCGTAAAGCCCAAATGCTGGCATCTGCCTACAAAAAAGCAGGGGGCGGTTATCGCGGCTAGTCATGCAGCACGTCTTTCTCCTGTTTGTCTTTCTTGGCATAGGAGAGGACAAACGTCAAGTCAGCGGTGACATGTACTTTCGAAACTTAAACGAATGCGTATGGTACGCACAAACTTTACACAAACAAGGGAAACAGGTGACGGCATACTGCCTGCCTAAATTAGTCGATGAAAGCGTACGGGTGTATTAATGTTAGCAGAACTAGCCGCAGCCAATGCAGCCTTTGCTGTCATAAAAACAGCCGTACAGAACGGTAGAGACATTGCTTCCGCAGGTTCTGCTATTGCACAGTTCGTGGGTGCAAAAGAGACACTACAACGGAAGTCTCAAAAGAAGGGCGGCGGCTCTGATCTCGAAGAGTTTATGGCCCTTGAGAAAATACGCGAACAAGAAGAACAGCTAAAACAGATAATGATATATGCAGGTCGCCCCGGACTGTGGGGTGATTGGCAAAAGTTTCAAGCGAAGGCGAGAATAGCACGAAGAGAAGCGGAAGAGGCCGCAGCCCGTAAACGCAAGAAGATATTTGAGGTTACAGTTATCACACTGTTTTTCGTCTTAGGACTAACTATCATGGGCGCATTTGTGGCTCTACTGATGCACCACAACGGTAAACTATAAATCACTTGCAAAGATTCTCGTATTGTGATACAATATAGGTATTTAGGGGAGACTAAAATGCAGAGATTGGCTATCGAAGCCCTCAAGCATAAGTACGCAGCGGAGATGGCTGATGCAGAGTTTGTACTCTCGATTTACCTTAAACGTGCTGTTGGCGTGGGTGAGCATCCGGGTTTGCTGGAAGAAATGGATGTCGCGTTGGAAAAATGGGTCAATGCGAATGATAAAATGGGTGCGCTAGCTGCCCTCACAATGGAGACGGATGATGGCACTGAAGAAGAGCCAACGCTCTTTGAAAGCGTGGACTAAACAGAAGTGGCGCACTAAAAGTGGGAAGCCGTCCACACAAGGTCCAAAAGCAACCGGGGAGCGATATTTACCGGAAAAGGCCATTAAGGCACTCTCCGCGAAAGAGTACGCTGCTACGACTCGCGCAAAGCGTAAAGCGACGAAGGCGGGTAAACAGGTGGCGAAGCAGCCAAAGAAGATAGCGAAGAAGACTCGCGCCTATCGAAAGACAAGCTGATGCCTATTACCAACGTATCATCGAAGCTGGTCACAAAAGCATCTGACCTCACTGGAACAGGTCAAGTAACACTCTACACTGCCCCGGCAAATCACACAGCGATTGTCCGGGCACTTATTGTAAGTAATTCAGATTCGTCAGCACGTAATATTCTTGTACAGTGGAACGACGGGTCAACGACTACAAACATTTTTGAGGCTCGTGCAATCGCAGCCAACTCTTCAGAGGCATTAATTAACGACAATGCACCTCTGTATCTTCAAGCGGGTAACATCGTTTACGTAACGGCTACTACCGCAAACACGCTACTAACGACGATATCCGTAGAAGAATACTACGATCCTAATCGTTAAAACTGCCTAACAGGGAGAATCCAAATGGCAATTACAACTGCAATGTGTACTTCGTTCAAGGGTGAACTTCTCGGTGGTACACACGATCTCGACACTCACACTCTGAAGATTGCTCTGATCAAAGCTAGTCCGTCCGGTACGTATGGTGCTGCGACGACTAACTACTCTGATGTGACAGGCAACTCCGACGAGTCTTCCGGCACGAACTACAGTGCTGGTGGACAGAACCTTGACGGTGCGACTATTTCTACAACCGGCACTACGGCTATTGTAGACTTTACCGACGAAGTATTTACTAACGTAACAACCTCGGCTGACGGATGTATCATTTACAATTCGTCTGCATCTAATAAGGCTATCTGCGTTATTGACTTCGGTGGTACAGTATCCGCTACCGCTGGTGATCTAACAATTCAATTCCCTACCGCAGACGCAAGTAACGCTGTAATTCGTATCGCGTAAAGGACTAAGCTATGTCCTTTTTTACGAGTGCTGATGCTTTATATGGTACTGGACAATATGGTGCTGCTTCCTACGGAAGAGTAACTGGCGTTGTTCAGTTATCTAGTGTCAGTGCTACAGGACAGGTAACTGCAGTGGACGCCGTTATTGGCGTACCAGTAATAGGCGTTAGTGCTACAGGACATGTCAACGCAGTATCTTACGCTAATGATAATGGGACAACACTGTCCTCTGTCTCTGCAACGGCCACTGCGGGATCAGTAACAACTGCACTAAATACCTACGTTGTCACTGTTGTTTATAACGGATACTACAATGTGTATCAGATCAGAGGGGTCAATGCGCCTGCTCTGACCTTCACCAGAGGAAATACTTACACATTCGATCTGTCCGATAGTAGTAATTCCGGGCACCCTCTAGCCTTTAAAGATGCTCTAGGGAATTCTTTTACAACCGGCGTTACAACTACCGGGACTCCCGGAACGAGCGGCGCAAAGGTAGTTATAGAAGTAGACGCTCGTACCTTTAGTTCTTTGCGTTACTACTGTACGGTTCACGGCAATGCGATGGGTAACACCATCACTGTGAACTACGACGCAACATACGTTGCACTGTATGGTACAGGCCAGTTTGGGAAGGCGCGCTACGGAATAGCGCAGGGAATTGCAAGTCCTGTTGGCGTACAGGCCACAGGTTCTATAGCTCCTGTCCAAGTAAACGGCCTTGAAATCGATCTTAGTGAAAACTTAGACAGTGTTTCCGCCACAGGTTCTATCGGTTCTGTTCAAGTTAATATCACCGAAAAGGTCACTGGCGTACAGGGCGTAGGACAGAATAACCCTGTTGTTATTAACGCGATAGCCAATCCTACAGGTGTAAGCGCAACAGGGGCAATCAATACTGTAGGTATAGGGAACTCTGCAAGGCCGACGGGTGTACAGGCCACTGGCATCGTCAATACGCTAGTAGAGGATGTAGGCGACACTCTCACGGGTGTACAGGGAACAGGGGCGGTAGGTAGTCTGACCACAACTGCAATAGTGACCACATTCGTTGCAGCGAATTACAGTAGACAGCGGACCTTGAAAATCATCCCGAATGAGAGTGCTGCACAAAGAAGGAAGGCTGCATAATGGCTTTAAAATGGCCCGACAAAGACCCGGACGAACAGCTAGACTACTCCATCGATTGGTCTAACGCTCTTGGGACAAACACTATCTCGTCTGTTACGTGGAAAGTGCGAGATGCTGATGGCAATCTAGAGACGTGGACTGACTCCGAGATTGTCAACGGCTTGCAGCGCATCAGTGCTACGAACACTACAACTGTTGCTACTATCGTACTAGGTAGTGGCACTGCTTTTAAAACTTACAAAATCACCTGCGCTGTTACAGCCAGTGATCAAACGCAGCTAGAACAAGAGATTCGACTGCGGGTTATAGAGAGTAGATGATGGCTTACAATTACTTGGGATTGGTGAACGAGGTGTGTCGTCGGTTGAATGAGACGGAACTAACATCTACCAGCTTTGCGGGAGCGAATGGGTTTTACTCACAGATTAAAGACAGTATCAATGCCGCAGTCCGCGACGTAAATCAAAAGCACTTCAACTGGCAGTTTAATCACAATACAGATGAACTTACACTGACTGCGGGGGAGTTACGATACCCTCTTCCGGATGAAGCAAAGTACGCAGACTTTGACACAGTGCGCGTTCAACGTAACACTGCGCTGGGTATTGGAGAGGCACGTAAGCTGGGAGTGTTAAGTTACACTGAATACTTAGAGCGGTATATTGATCAAGAGTACGAGACGGATATTACAAAAGGCTCCGCACCGGAGTATGCTGTTCGTTCGCAGGACGGTGATCTTATCATTGCCCCTATGCCGGATGCAGCATACACCATAGAGTACGAGTTTTTTATGTTTCCTGCAGACTTAGACCTGCACGATGATGTTCCTACGATCCCGTTTAGGTTTAAGCACGTCATTGTAGATGGTGCTATGTATCACGCATACATGTTTAGGGATAACATTGAGTCTGCGTCTCTTGCGCTTAGGAAGTTTGATGACGGTATTAAGCAGATGCGTACACTGCTTGTTAATGAAAACATTTATGCACGGGCTGTATAATGGCTGATCGCTGGCAAACATTCCCCTTCGAATTTAAGGGAGGTCTGATTAGTAATCTGTCTCCATATCAACAGGGAATACAGGCTCCGGGATCGGCACGTATTCTAGTCAATTATGAGCCGTCTGTTTTTGGCGGCTACAGAAGGATAGAAGGTTACGACAAGTTTGATAGTAACGCACTGTCTAACAGCGGTAATGTTCGCGGACTGATAGAATACGCCAATCAAGTATACGCTGCACGAGGAGACGATTTGTATCGTTCTTCGGGAAGCGGGTGGACGCAGGTTACAGACAACGCCACTTTCAGTAGTGCGGGTGTAAACTTGGGCGGGACAGGTCGAGTACGCTTTCTCAAGTACAACTTTGACGGTACAGAGAAACTGCT